ACTGATAAGTTTTGGCCTGACTTTAAAGTCCAAAATACTTACTGGACTGTCGAAAATAAAGACTGGGTTACAGAAGATACTGACAAGATGTTCTACCAGATAGAAGACAAAGAAGATTGATTTCTACCACATAAGAATATAAAATAGATGGCTATGACAATAGAGGTAGCCAGGAATGAATTACTATTTCACAGCGGTATTAATAATATTATTGTGTTTGATGGCTCTTTTTATGGAACCGGGATATATACCAATTAGATGAGCAAGAAACCATTAAACATATCAGAGGAGGCAGCAGTGCAAATGCCGATGAAGACGGTTGCGTCTTTGATAATAATCGTTGCCCTTGGCACCATGGGTTACTTTCAAATTTTAGAACGTCTTAATATTGCGGACACTCGTATACAGATAATGGAGAAGGACCTAGAAGAAAACACAGAGTTTAGAATTAAATGGCCAAGAGGTCAACTAGGATCGTTGCCCGCGGATTCTGAGCAGTACATGATGTTGGAAGACCTTTACAAGACCACCGACAAATTAAACAAACATATAGAGTCCATGGCATTAAACAAAGTCAACATAGAATTTTTACGTAAACAAATGGATAAAGTTTTAGTAGATATTGAAAAATTAAAAGATGCAAATAGAGAAATGAAGTATACAAACGGTAATGGACAATGATTGTTGAATGTGTAGCTTTATTAATGTTTGTACAAGGTGAAATTAAAGAAGCACGTTATCAAGATAAAGGTATGGCACAATGTATACGTGGTAAACTTACAGCAGAAAGACAATACAGTGAGTCTGTATCCTACAAATGCTATAAAGGTAAAGCAGAGTTAGAGGACAATATTGACGGTAGTAAGAGTATCAAGAAATTGATAATAGACTAACATGAAACCTTTTAGATTTAATGCAGAGATTGTTACAGGTAAATGTCCAACATGTAATGAACTAACTATGTTAGTTGGCCTTACAAAACAGTATTATAAATGTATGACCTGCGGAGCTGATCTTGAACAACACATTAATGGCAAGATAAGTTACATACCAGCTCTCACAAAAGATACATTACAAACAGAGTTGGATAGTTACTTTGGCAAAGATTAAAGGATTTCTAAACAAGGTTGCACATGAACCTGTGTTTCACAAGACGAGTATTGGACGTAAGCCTAGTCTTACAAAAATGAATAAATCACGCCGGCGTAGTTTCAAACGCTACAAAGGCCAGGGGAAAAAATAATGGAAGTAGCTTTAATATTATATATGTGTTCAGCAATAGAACGAGCATGTTTAGATCCATACGTATGGCCTGATAGATTTTATGATAAGTATGGTTGTATGATAGAGGGCTACAGAGAAAGTGAAAAAAAGATGACCGAAATAGGGCGAAAAGATGTCAACAAACATGACATATACATAAAATTTGAGTGTCACGAATATAATATATTACTTCCACAACCAAAACCTAAAAAACAACTTGGGATTGAATCTTAATGTCTGTGCATTCCAAGAATGGAACGCACAAACAAAAGGTGTGAGAAGAGACTTTTCTTTTATCTTAAAAAAATAATACTTGCAATACCTGTTTTTTAGTATATATTCCCATAAATGAAAACAATAACAAGAAAGGATAAACATGAGATATAAATACAAAGTTATGGAGTTAGGACCAGAAACACCTGGTATAAATGATGAAACAGGTGAGACTGAAATATATGTAAACGTTGGAGCATCAAAAGAGATGGAGGCTATGTCTCTTAAAAAACTAAGACGTAAACTTGATCCTAAAAAGAAATATCATATAGAATATAGAAATAAGAAAAACAATTACATATCAAAAACAATACAAGGAATAGATAATGGCTGATCCAAATAAATATAAGTCTCTATCAGTCCCAAGAGAAGACTGGGAACAACTAGGTATACTTGCTAATAAAACTAATAGGACCAGATCAAAGATGATTGGAAGATTAATCAGATTTTTTATGGACAACAAAGGTGTAAAAGCAAATGGGAAAAGTAATAAAAATAGCTAAACACGCATGTATATGCCCGGTATGTCATGGTAATGGATACATTAGAATAGCCACCGGGGACACATCAAAAGATTTTAGAGACAATAGTAAAGTTGAACAATGTGAGCAATGTAATTCTTCTGGTGAATTAGAAATACAAGAACCCACAATAGAATTTTTAGAAGCCATGGGTTCAAAAAGGCTACAATGATTAAAAATTTTTTAGCAAAAATATTAAGAACACCAAAATATAAACAAAGAAAGATAGAGTCAAAGAAAAGATATAAGAGAAAGAAGAGAGTAAACGGATATTACTACGACTACAATGGTAGGGAACGGATACTCTATGACGATAACCAATGAACACGCATCTTATATCGCTGGACTCTTTGATGGTGAAGGCAGTATTTATTATGCAAGAAGACCAGAAAAGAAAAAGAAACACAAAGGACCTGGGTTTAGATACACAAACTCTATGCGAATCAGTATGGAAATATCTATGACAGATAAATCAGTTATACATTGGGTTCATAAAATTTTAGGTGTAGGAACTGTGATTGAAAGACCACGTAAAGGTTTACGTAAAGATGGCACACCATATTTAAGACAATACAAATGGCGTTGTACTTTCAGAGACGCGTTCTACGTGTGTTGTATTCTGTGGCCCTACGCCCACACTAAACTACCTAAAATACAAAAAGTAATAGATCATTACGATGGTATATTGATGAATGACAAAGTGGTTGATCTATCAGAATACAAAAGGATGATGAATTTAGAATGACAGTTAGTTATGGCATAGGTATGTTTGGTTATAATATGGTCTGTCTGTTGATAGGACTTATAATAATATATTACGTAATAAATAATTTAAAATGATAAAAAACAAATTACCTTACAATACAAAGCGCATACAAAAACCAGGAAAAAAATACAAAACTACTTTGTGTGAAATATCACCAGGAACATGGGTGCCAAGACATGCAACTCCTGAGGGTGTAGAATACAGAAAAAAATATAATGCCAACCCAGTTAATAAAGCTAGAAAGAGACTTACTTGGGTAAAATATCTTAAAGAAAATAAAACTAAAATAAATGCAAAACAAAGAGCTTATCGTGCAGAAAACAGAGAACATAAAAAGAAAATAAATGATGCCTGGAATAGCACTGAATATGGATTTATTATGAATTTATACAGCGGAGCAAGAAAAGATGCTATCAAAGGTAGATATGGTAAAGATCCTGTCCCTTTTGAATTTGACAAAAAGAGTTGGTGGGATCATTGGTTAAAACAAAAAGTTATTTATGGTATGAAGTGTCCTTATTCTGTTCTCATGGGTGAACCTGTAGAGATGACCCACGTAAGAGGTAAGGGTGTAAGAACTCATACTAATATTTCTAGAGATCAAATTTGGCCTGGTTTAGGTTACACTAAATTTAATTTAGTATTTTGTGCTTCTAAATTTAATGATAGTAAAAATTCTATTACACCTGCAGGCTGTCAATCAGTCATTGAATTATATCAACAAAGATATAATGAGTATTTAATTAACAAAAAAACAGGTGGAGATAATATTTATGGAAGTGATTTTCACCTTAAAGCAGTCAACGAACATTATTTAAATGGACTACCTAAAAAATATAAAACTAAAATTATGGAAATGGCCTATCTACAGTCTAAGTTAGAAAAAGCTAAGAAAAACAATGATTTAATAAGAACTAAAGAAGTAGAATTCCAAATAAAAAATTTTTATGAAAAAAAATAATTGCTTTGTTTATCCTAAAACTACCCGTGAATCTATTGATGGTTTACGTCATTATGTGGTTGATCATTCACACATCACAGAAAAATTACCAAGTGTTACAACTATCCTAAAAGATACAGAATCCGAGGAGAAGAAACAGAGTTTGGCTGACTGGGCATCGCGGATCGGGGAGAGTGCTGCAGAGAAAGTCGTATCGGAGTCTGCGGCGCGCGGAACGGCGATGCACAAGATACTTGAAAAATATATTTTAGAAGAAGGTTACCTGGACCTGACCAATGTTGGAAGAGAGGCACACAACATGGCATTACAAGTAATACAAAAAGGATTATGTAATATTTCAGAATATTACGGCACAGAATGCACATTGTATTATCCAGGATTATATGCAGGACAAACAGATTTAGTAGGTGTTCACAAAGGCCAGGACGCCATTATAGACTTCAAGCAAACAAATAAGCCAAAGAAAAGAGAATGGATAGAAGACTATTGTCTACAATTAGCGGCTTATGCAATGGCACATAATTTTATCTACAAGACACAGATTACCAAAGGTGTGGTTATGATGTGTAGTAAAGATAATTTTTACCAGGAGTTTGTAATTGAAGGCGAAGAGTTTAAACAATACACACATAAATTTTTAAGGAGGGTGGATGAGTATTTTAAAAGAAGACATGAAAAGACTGGATAATATAGCAAACATGTATCACAAAACAGGTGGTGACATGAAAGAGATGTGGAGAAAAAAATGGTACGAGTTAGTAAAAATAATAGGGAGGAAATTAGATGAGAGTGAGAGACTTTCAACAAGTTCTAGGAAAATTCACTAACGATCAGAAAGGAACAATAATATCTGATTGTCCTATCTATATTGAGACTATGGATGGTAGACTAGAAGAGATTAGAAGAATAGAATTACAGGAGAGTAGATTAATAAACTCACCAGAGCCTGCAAGAATAGTATTAAAAGCAGAAGCTTTGAAAAGATTTATGTCACCTACTTTTAAACAGAGTTAATGAATACCTCACAAATGTGGAGTATGCACTGGCAAGTGGAGGTGTCCCTGTGGGAGACTGAGGGGCACCTTTAAAATTATGAAAAAAGTTACTATCGTAGGAACAGACATAACACCTAAACAATGGTCTAATTTAATTGTAGAGTTAAATTTAATACGTAAACAGTGGGCACCATATGCTAAGTTTGAAATCCAGGGCTCCGGAGTCCGTAAGATTATTAAAAATGGCACAAATGTGGTCAAATTATCGCCAAAATAAGGAGTGTGCCAGTGTATAGTAGAATCCTAGGGCAAATTTTTTTTTCAGTCATCAAAAAAATATGGTGGCACAGGTGGCACAGTAGTCAAAATCGATTAGAAGTGTTGGTATTAGCGAATAATAGCTGTGCCACGACACTGATTTCTGTTGGCACAGCTTGGCACAAATGGTGTATTTATTGGCTTTTTTGCAAATATGCCTTGGCACAAATGTACTCGGCGTGCGCGACCCTTTTTGTTTTTATGAAAACTTTTTTGCCCAAATATTCTACTTATAGTATAAGATCACATGCCTAGACAACCCAAGAAATCAAAGTACAAATCAGTAGTCATTAAGAAGAAACGATATTACTTCTACGAGATCCTGTGGGAGGATATCACGGCAGATGGTGGGCATGCTACAGCTTTTGAATTTATGGGTTTCCTACCAAGTAAAATGATAACAAGAGCATATGTATTTGAAAAAGATAAAAAGTATGTAAGAACCTTTGCATCTTACGAAGTCAACGAAGAGTTATTTTCTGATAGAAATGTCTTTCCAAGATCATGTATAATAAAAATGGAGAAAATAAGTGAAAAATAAAACCTTGACTAAGAATATGCCTTACGTAAAATGGGACCAACTTCCACCAAGGAAGGGACCTAACCCACAAGGAGTAAATTATGGGACTAATAAAAAAAATAATAACAAAGTATCACGAGTTATATTGCATAGCAAACGAAGTGACTAATCGGATTCAGGGGCTGACTTTGTTGGCAATTCTAATTCTTCTAATTTTATATCTTCCGGCGTAATATTAATTATTTCTTTGTTTTCATCTAAGATCTTTTTGAGTCTGTCTTTGATTTCATTAGGTGACATGTTATCGACATTACCTGTCATAACAAGTTTTTGATCTACGTATAATCCACCGGCTTTACCACGGGCAACTTCTGCATTTACTGCAGCAGACCAAGCACCTTTTTCTAATGCCTGATTTCTAATCTGTGCTAATTCTGATATGTGTTTCTCAAAACTAATACCATACTTCTCTTGCACTTCAGCTCTTAACTCACCAATATATTTAACAACCAAAGGAGATATCTTTGGGTTTCTTAATTCTGATGCAGCCTGTCTTGGTCTAGTCTTATAACCTGCTTGAAAGGCTGCTTCTGCAGGTGATAATCTACCCTCATTATAAACCAATAACTCTGCAAATTTTATCTGTCTTTCAGTTAATTTTGCTGGGACTCCCATAATGTTTGACTTATAACGTAATTTATCGTATCAGTCAATTGTGAGACTAATACTAATATTTATATTGTTATCTGGATGTGCAAGAGACTTTGACATCAATCCAACTACTACAATTGTAAGACAACTTTTTAAGGCTTCGTACGATGAAACCAGAGTCCAAACTTTGGCAGAAAGTAAAAAAAAATACACCCAAAATTCAGTGGACTAGACTAGAATCCTGGAGTAGTTTTGGTACACCAGATCTGTTGGGATATCATGATAATTGTGGTTTTTTCATGGTTGAATTAAAGATTGCAACAGGCAAGAAAATACACTTTTCACCTCACCAAAAATTATTTCATTTGACCAGAAAGGAACGTAACTTTATCCTTATTGAAGAGGCCTCTTCCTCTTCAATAAAACTTTATGAAAGTTCCTCAATCCTCGGTCTCTTC